CCAGTTAGTTGTAGTGCAGCATCATATGATATCTGATCACGATTACAACCTATCAAACTATACTCATACCATAATTTATTAAACTCTATTATCTCATCATTAATAGTTCTCCATACTATAGTACCAAGTGGAGAACTATACTTCCTAAAATTATAATTCAACTCCTTTAACTTACGTGTCAACTCCAGTCCATCTTCCATGGTAAAGAATGCACACAGGAATCCTTCAAGCATCTCATCATAGTAACTGAACTTAGATGCATGCCGTAGCATGGTGAATGGAAATGACTTAGTACTATTCTCAACAAACTTTTCAGTGTGTTGATAGCAACCATCTATCCATACAGTATGTGTTCCCTTCTCAAAGAAAAGATGTGGGTTTGCTTTGGGAAAGAAACTTAATCTCCTAGGACATTTAATGTCACAGTATTCTCTTATATCAATACCAATCCAAGGATCAGGAATGTCGCAAGTGCCATCGTGAAAAATAACATAACGAACTTCAGGATCGTAATAGTTTTCATTCGGGAGCTGATCATATCCATTTGTGATACATGTGTAGATAACCATGTCGGACTTATCAACAGAATCATTCATATCAAATGGAAAAACCATGGCATTAACTTTGCCGAGGTCATTATCAACACCGTTGATATTCATTTGTACTACATGATCTACTGGGTTAGTCCTCATAGTATGTAGTGGTATAGGTACACCCAGATCCTCTAAGAACTGTTGTGATTCCTTCCACTGGTTTATATTACCATGCTGTGTACATGTTAGCAACCGTCCTGTCTTGTTACCATATCCTAACTGCAACCCTGTGTCACTCCTATTTTCTATAACCTTGTGGTCGGTAAGTGTAAGTTGCAGTGCTGCATCCATACTGAATACATCTCTGTTAACACCGTGTTTATAATACCACCACCACTTATTACAGAACTCGTCAGTGGATCCTACTGTACGCCACAGTACAGTACCACAGTAACCTTTAAAGTCACCGAAACTGTACCTATCTTTTCGCAGTAGTGCAACAAAATCTCTGAACTGGTCAGCAGAATAGTATGCACACATGAATCCTTCTAGTGCTTGGTCAAGGAACAGCCACCGTAAAGGGTGTCTAAGAACTGTACATGGGAAACACTGTAGTGAGAAATCAATGAACTCTTTAGTTAACTTATAACAACCATCAACCCATACAGCATGAGTACCATGCTCAAATAATATATGTGGATTTATCTTGACATAAGATGCCACCCTCTTAGGGTCATCTATCATCGGTAAGTTTATCCTTCGCCATTCCCATGGTGAGTTAGCAGATCTCCTCATGTTCTCTGCTGTGTCTATGATGCCATCAGCATCAGTCGTATAGAACATGACGTAACGTACGTCAGGATCGTAGTAATTATCTGGGTTGATCTCATCATACCCTTCGGTTATACAAGTATAAACAACAAGATCTTTCTTGTTTACTTCCTCTTCCTCTGCAATAGGAGTCTTATAACGTGATAACTCTAGGTCATTTAGCATCTTGTTACGATCAAATGCAACCTTCGGACTGACACCGTAGAACTTAGACATCTCCCTCACCAATTGCATAGTGCTACTGAATGTGGGTCTAGGATTTAACTTATATGACTCACCATACTCTTTGATTCTTGTAGTCTTATTAAGATCAACCAATAATGGTGTACGTTCTGCCTTTATAGTTTCAAACTCTGCAAGTGAACTAGAGATCTGATCTCTATTCACACCTCGCATGTACCACTTCCTCCAAGACTCTGACCATGCATTAACCTCTGGTGTCAGGTGTCTGAATACTAAACAGTTTATACTATGGTTGTAGTCTGCTGCTCTCATACCCTGACTAGCAACGTTCCTACTAAAATCTAGGCACTCTTTATATGTACTGAACCCATTGTAATATAACTTGGCGAACTCTTCTATAATAGTTCTCTTCTCTGGATGCTGCTGAAGCACCAGTTCTTTACGATAACTAAAAACATTCTTGAAGTAATCTACTATATGTCTGGTGATAGTATAAGATGCATCAATCCACATAGTATACTCACCTGCCTTCAAAAAATGATGAGGCAGATGCTTTGGTAAATATGATCTCCTAACAGGACATTTAATATCTGATTCTAACTTAACAAACTTCCACTTACCCTTCTTCTTTATCTCACCATCATAAAAACAAACGTACTGTATACCAGGGTGATAGAAATTGTCATCAGATATTTCATCGTACCCGTTGGTTATACAGGTGTAGATGATCACGCTTCAGATAGTACCTTCGATGTAACATTACCTGGTTCCCTTAAGAACCAACCAGTAGCAATATATTTAGGGGTGTCACCTACAAGAAATCCACCTCTATGCATGTGTGTATATGCAGCAGGCCACAGTACTACAGTACCTTCCGATGGGTGTATTGCTTTCTTCTGGTATAGGAACTCAGTAGCACCACCTTGCTCTGGTTTTATATCATTAAGATATACCATCCATGTTAATACTCTATCTCTATACATGAACACACCATCTTCACAGTGCCACTTGTGATATCCACCACCTGCTTCTGTCTTTTGTACCTTGGTAGTCCAAGAGGACACAGGGTCATTGTCTTGTGTCAATCCATTGTAGACACCAACATACTCTTCAAAACATTGTCCTATAAAAGTATTCAACTGCATAGACAATGGTAAGTCAACAGTTTCAAGGAACAACTGAGTGTCCTTTCTCTGCATACTACCTTCACCTTTGAACTGTTTAGCACCATCATTAAATGAGTGCTCATGTATCTCATATTTTTTCTGAGACCATGACTCAAAGGAATCTATTAATGCTCGGCACAAATCTGCTGGTACATGGTTATGAAAGACACCAATGTGATCAATTAATTCCATACGTTTGCGTAAATTTCAATAGAGTTGTCTTCCATCTCCCACTCTTCCTTGACTTGGTATCCCAAATCTTTAATGGTACGATGTACTGACATTCTAGCATACTGTTGAGTAATTTTCTCAATGAATCTTAAAGGAGGAAGTGTCTGTTGCCATGTAGTTATGTCAGCAACAAGTTCATAGACTCCTTTGTCTTCATTGTATCTAAAACCTGCATCTTTTGCAAAACATATGTCAGCCATCTGAACTGGGTGGTTCTCAGCATGACGTGGATTGTTGATTACAAGTTCTTGATTCTCCTTTACATCAATCTGGAGAATTTCTAATACTTCTAATAGGATTTCCTTATCCTTAATCTGCGTTTTGATTGTTGTGAAGTGTGACATCTGTTGTGTGTTTCCAAAAATTGTCTACGGGTTGAGCAAGGTAGGCTTCTGGTTTGAGTTCTCTTGACTGGACTTCTCCTAGTCTATTCTCTATCTCTTCGGTGAGTTTGATACACTCAACACTCCCACCATTAATAACTTCCTCAAAGATAGTACCGTCCTGTCTTATAGTAAACTTAATTGTTCTTTCTTTGGACATGGTTTTTGTTCCTGATAATAATACAATCGTTTTCAAAGTCAGCCTTAAATTCTAAGGAGTCTTGATGATCCCAACATAACTCCTCATACAAGGTGTTAAGTGTTCTCATGTCTTCATACAGGTCAGTTGGAGGTTCCATTTTTTGCTTGGTTTAGGTACACTTGTGGTGGTATTCTCCCGACATATTCATCGAGTTCCATAAGTTGTTCTACTTTTTGATCCTGTCCTTGTTTTACCCAGAACTCAGCTAAGGCATTACGACTATCCTTATGGAAGATATCTATGTGTTCTTCGTGTATGGCAGATCCCATGTCCAACCTATAGTTGAACAACGGAGTAGCATAACTCTTACCACTATCTAAAATCAAATCCTCCGACACTGCACGTGGTCGGATGTTCTGATCTATCTTCCATGCTGAGCCACGATTATGTAACCGAAGTAACTTAGTGGCATGATGTCTTGTAATTATATAGCAAGCAGCAGAGAAGTCATTGACAAAGCGATGATGTAACTTAAGTGTTATACCATTAGGATTAATTATAGTAAACTGGCACGTATCAAAGTTGATAGGTATTCGTTTCCTAACTTCTTTCCATGTAAATCCCCACGACTTAGCAGGTGTCAGGTCAACATCATCTTCCATGATGACCACCTCTTCTAGGTCAGTCTCTTCCACAAAATATCTGATAGCATTAAGATGTGATAGTACACATGCTATCTCACCTGAGTTCATACTAGGTGGAACAGATCCTTTAAGGTATGACGTTGGGTCATCTTCCTTACCATCTATACCTGAGATCCTATGGTGATCAGTTATATTCCAGTAAGAAAACTGATCCTCCATATACTTCTTACGATCAGGGAACCTGTCTAGATTAATCCACAATACATTAGGGAATCCAGCAAGTTTGTTAAGAGATTTATTTTTATCCAAGAAGTGTTTCCTCCCACATTGCTTCATATATTTCTGGGTCTATTTCAGTTGGATCTTCATACTCACCACCAATTATACAACGATCTTTCATATACTGTTGTGTCTGACAGTACTTCAATAGTTCTTTAGGTTTTAACTTAATAAGTTTCTCATACAGTTTCTTATTACTTTCTATGTGTGGATTGTTGAACCATGAATTAGATGTACGTTCATGTTCTAGATGCCATACCATATCTTCTATACGATATACCTTAGACAATCTACTGAACCTTTGGAACCTTTCATCATCTTCATATCCATATGCCTTGAAGTCTTCTATCTCCATACCAAGTCTAATATACTCTTTCCTATCACAGAATTGAACGAATCCAAACTTAGCATCCCACTGCCTCTTACTTGTGAATGCTAGGAAGTTAAAGTTACTATTGATAAAGTTAGTTACCTGTTCATCAGTTGCTTGAACTTGGAACTGATAGTTACCCATACCATATGGATAAACAAAACTAGCAGTGCCATCCCTTATGACCTGACATGCCTGACTGTATACATTCTTAGGTAATAAGATATCTGTGTCATAGTTAACAACTATATCTGTATCAGCCTTCATCGTCATGTCATTGAGCATGCGAGTACGATGGAACATGTACTCCTCAGTCTCTTCGTACATATAATTTAAGTTCTTTAAATTAAATGCTGGTACTGATTGCTCTAGTACTGGTAAGACATTCTCTTTGAACGTAGGGTTACTATCATTCTCTAGTACCATCACGTTAGTATTAAAACCACGTAACAGATAGGTTAGTATTGTAATAGCATTCCTCATCCTATCCTGAGTTTCAACTCTCAGTGGAATCATAAACGTAGTGTCCTTTAGATCTACGTACTCTTGCTCAACCCATTCAAGTTTTTCCATTAGATTAACTCCCAGTTATCACAGTATAAATCAGACGTGTCGTGGTTCTTTGTGTACCCTGTACCAAACCACTTCTTAGGTGCAATGATTTTCTTGTCTGGGTTCTCACTTAACCATGAACCCCACCATGAGAATGATGAGTTAGCAATGATAAAGTCACTACACATAGACATCATGCACAAGTCTGCAAGATTATCTCCACCTTCTGAGACAAGGAACCTGTCATCAGGGAACTCATTAGTACACCATTCAGGATCGTCAGAAAAAACAATAACAGTACGGGAAGAGTCGAACTTCGCCAATGCAGCATCGTAGTATTCCTTTGGACAAGGAGGATGATTATCTGAGTTAGTTATATAGTCACCACGTCTGACATGTAAAGAGATAGGATCCTTTACAGTATCCATCATCTCCTTGCAAGGTCCATGTATATCATTCTTAAATGTAAAGTCTTCACGTATGTCATCTTCTATATGTTCAAACCATCTTGTACTCTGTAGATATCCATACACATTATGATTGTCAGGCATGTTCTCAAACAACTGCTCATCAAAATGAAAGAACCTTTCCTGTACATATGCACCAGGTAAGGTTCTG